GGCGCTGGCGCTGGACCGACGGAAGCGCGGCACTCCCGGCCCGCGGACCTTGCATGATCGAGATCCGCACCGGCAATCCGGTGCTCCGCTGGGTGGCGCCCGGACAGGACCAGCGGATGGTGAATGGCTGAGGATGGTGGGCGCGGTTCAGTGGCCGGCCGGCCGGTTGGAGCCTTCCCGCGCCGAGCCCTTTCGTTACGATGCCTGTTTTTGCACGCCCGCCGCGACGGCCTCCGCCACTTGGTGCGGCATCGCGAAAATGACCGACAGATAGGACGTTCCGGCCACGTCCGGGGCGCGCGAGCCCTGCTCCCACCCCGCCAGCGTGCGGACGGAGATCCCATAGGCAGTGGCGAACTCGGGACGAGACAGCCCCAGCGCCTTGCGGGCAGCGGCAATGCGATGCGGCAAGGGCTGGCCGGAATGCCAGACCGCGCGCGCGTCGTAAGCCTGGAGATCGGGCGCGGCGTCCGGACTCCCGGCGATCTGGCGCTCGATATCGGCATCCGTCATGGCGTCGATCCGATCCCAGTCGATTGCCGCCACCGCCGCTTCGGCGATCTCTTTGGTCACTTTCTGTGCTCACCACGAATCTTTGGCCGCTCGCCAATTCGGTCTCGAACCCGATCTTCGCGACCGCGACCGGCGGATCGATCTCCGGCTGCACCGGGACGGTCCCGTCGTCGTGGCAGGTCGCGCGCACCGTCGGTACGCCGACCTGCGTCGCAGGGACGGTGTCCAACGCGACGACGGGCGGTCATAGCCTCACCATCACGGTCACCAGCGGCGGCGCCAACGCGATCCAGACGATCCGGCTCACGCCGACCGCGAACATCACCGCGCCCGCCGCGTTCCAGAACGCCTGGGTCTCGGCCTTCGCCGAGGTCGATCTCGACGCCGGGGGGTTCTGGGCGGTGCCCTATCTCGCGGCGAACGACACCGTCACCACGTCCCACCAGTCGACCGCCCTGACCAATGTCAACGGGACCCAGACGACGGCCATCCTGGGCCGGGGCGTCGCCCATAAGTACTGGCTGAAGACGCCGGCCATGCTGATGACCGGGTCGGTGAGCTCGATCGGGCTCCAGATCTATTTCCAGATGGACGACCTCGGCGTCACCGGCGCCACCGGCACGGCGACCATCGATCGCGTCTGGCTGGGTGTCGAGGGGTTCCCCGGCGGCCGGCTCAACCATTGCAACATCACCGGCGCCACGCCGTGCTGAGGAGACCCGTCATGCGTTTCCCACTCGGCCTGCCCGCTGCCGCGGCCGCGATGCTCGCGGGATGTCTCATCGGCGGCGCCGAGGCCGGCCCGTCGCCCGTCGGCTCGACCGCCTACGAGGCGGCACACCTGTTCAGCGCCACCAAGGCCAATCTGGTCGATTTCTCGATCGTCAACCACACGGCCTCCGTGGTCTGGCTGATCGTGCTCGATGCCGCGGCGATCCCGGCCGACGGCGCGATCGCCGCCGGCACGCTCAAATACTGCCAGCCGGTAACGGCCGCGACGGGTTCGATCGACGGGGGTCTCGGGGTCAGTTACCGCGACGACGGCGCCTATTACCAGAACGGGATCGTGGTGCTGGCCTCGACGGCGGGCTGCCTCACCAAGACCACGAGTGGCGTCCAGGCGCTGTTCTTCGCCCGCGCCGAGCCGGTCTCGTGACCTACGCCACGCTGTCCGACCTGGTGGCGCGGTTCGGCAATGACGAGCTCGTCCTCCTGTCGGACGACGCCAATACGGGTTCGATCGCAGCGGCCGTGGTCGATCTCGTGCTGGGGGACGTGCGGGCGACGATCGACTCCTACCTGACCGACCGTTACCAATTGCCGCTGACCGCGAATCCCGCGGCGCTCGTGCCGATCGCCTGCGACCTGGCGCGATTCCAGCTCGCCACCAGGTCCGGCAAGACACGGGCCACCGACCAGATGACCCAGCGGAACGACAACGCGATCCGCTGGCTGCGCGACGTCGCGGCGGGGAAAGTCGGGCTCGGGCTTGATGCCAATTCCCAGGAGCTGCCGAATGCCGGGGGCGCCCAGTCCACACATCGCCGGCGCGAATTCACCGACCGCACGCTGGCCGACTACAACGATGTCGAGCGGCGCGGCCGTCTCGGACGCTTCTGGTAATGCCGGCACCAACCGTCCCCGGGCTCTTCGTCATCGCGGCGATCGAGGACGCATTCGTGGCCGCGATCAAGGCCGCGCCGATCGGCGCCTATCTCGCCTCGGTCGAGACGCTGCCGGCCGACATGTCGGCCAAGGAGATCGGCGAGCGGCTGCGCAAGCTGCCGGGCGTGTTCGTCCGGTTCGCCGGCGCGCAGGCCAGGTCGACCAGCGGGCCTGTGCTCGACGCCCGGTTCACCCTCTTCGCGGTCACCGGACAGGGCGCGGCGGAAGAGCTGCGGCGCCGCGGCTCCAAGGTCACGATCGGCGCCTACAGCCTGGTGCAGATGCTGATCACGGCGCTGAGCGGGCGCCGCCTGCCCGAGCCGGCCTACTCGATCCCTGCCGCGTTCACGACCGATGCCGGGGCTACGGCGGACGGCGGCGTGACGGCAGACACTGTCGAAAGCAGCGGCCCGTGGCCGATTCCCGGGCTCATCGTCGGCTGTCCGTATTTCGACGACGTCTCGGCGTTCTGGTCCGAGGACGTCGATGCGATGGGGCTGACCATCTACGGCGTCCAGTTCAAGCTGCAATTCAACCTTCCGCCGATCGAGGATGTGACGGATTTCCTCGCCTTCGACGGCCAGATCGGGACGGCCGGGCAAGTGCTTGAGGTCCGCGACGGGGGGGGATCTCTCCCCCTGCAATCAGGCTCAGCGTTAGCGGAAATTCGGGTCTCGCTCCCGCCGGCCGACGAGTGAAAAGATGCCCGATCTCATGTCCGTCACACCAGTCGAGGGACGCCGCGTGCGCGATCCCGGCACGATGCGGCTGATCGAGCCCGGACACCTGGTCAATCCGGAAGATCCCTATTGGTGGCGCAGGCTGCGCGACGGCGACATCCAGGAGATCCCCGCCGGGCCCGAATCGCTGCCCGACCTGGTCGCCGATCCGAACGCGCCGGCGCTCCAGGCGCCCGAGCCCGCGAAGCCATCGAAGAAATCCGGGCCCCAGGAGTAGCGCGTTGCCATGTCGGACCTGTCCTTCCTCACCATTCCGGTCGATCTGCGCGACCCCGGCACCTATATCGAGTTCGACAACTCGAAGGCGACCGGCGCGCTCCCGGCGCTCCCGCGGCGCGTCCTGATCCTCGGGCAACGCCTCACCTCGGGCACCGTCGCCGCCGGCGTGCCGATGCGGATCTTCAAGCCGTCGGACGGTGCCGTGTATTTCGGGCGCGGCTCGATGATCGCCGCGATGATCGACGCGGCGCGCCGCGCCAACGATTCGACCGAGATGTGGGCAATCGCCCAGGACGACAACGGCGCCGGCACCGCCGCCGTGTGGAACATCACGCTCACCGGGCCGGCCACCGCGGCCGGGACCGAGACTCTCTATATCGGCGCGTCGGCGCTGGCCGCCGGCACGCCGGTCCAGTTCGCCGTCGCCAGCGGCATGACGGCCTCGGCCGCCGCGACCGCGCTGGCGGCGGCGATCAACGCCATCCCCGACCTGCCGGTCACCGCGGCGGTCGACGGCGTCCATAACTACCAGGTCGACGTCACCGCCCGGCACAAGGGCCTCGTGGCGAACGACCTGGACCTCCGGACGCATTATTTCCAGGGCGACCAGGGGCCGACGGGGCTCGGTATCGCGGTCGCGTTCGGCACCGCGGGGGCCGCCAACCCGTCGCTCGGCGCCTCGATCGCGGCCATGGGGAATGTCTGGTACACCGACATCGCCAATCCCTATACGGATTCAGGGTCGCTGACCGTGCTCTCGGCCGAGCTGGAGCGCCGCTGGGGCGCGACGGTGCAGCAGGACGCGATGGCCTGGTCCTCGATGCCGGGCTCGGTCGGCACGCTGGCCACCGCCGGGAGCGCGCTCAACGAGAAGCTGCTCTCGATCCTGGGCATCCCCGGCCAGGTGACCTCCAGCTGGGTTACCGCCGCGGTGGTCGCGGCGATCGCCGGCTACTACCTGGCGATCGATCCGGCGGCCCCGCTGGACACGCTGCAACTCGCCGGCTGCCTCTCGCCGGCGCCAGCCGACCAGCTCCAGCATCCCGACCGCGAATCGCTGATGCATGACGGCATCTCGACTGCGCTCGTGGATTCGGGCGGCAATCTGCTGATCAACCGGCTGATCACCACGTTCCAGACGACGCCGCAGGGACTGCCGGACACCTCCTATCTCTCGGTCGAGACGCTCTCGACGCTGGCCTATCTCCGGTTCTGGATCCGCCAGCGCATCGCGACCAGGTGGCCGCGCTACAAGCTCGCCGACGATCCGGGCCCCGGCGAATCGCTGCCGACCGGCCAGCGCGTCACCTGCCCGCTGCTGATCAAGCTCGATCTAGTCGCCGGCGCCTCCGACCTGGTCGATGCCGGGATCATCACCAATCTCGCCGATTTCATCGCCGAGATCATCGTGCAGCGGAATTCGCAGAACCCTGGGCAGGTCGACGCGCTGTTGCCCTACACGCTCATCGGCCAGTTCCGGCAGTTCGCCGGCCAGATCCAGTTCCGGCTGCAGTAAGGAGCGCCGCTCATGCCGCAATTCACGGGCCGCGCGGAAATCCGGGTCGCCGGCGTGCTCTACCAGACCCTCGACGGCGCCAAGCTCTCGAACCCCGGCGGCGTCTCGCGGCCGGCGGTCACCGGACGGCGCGTCTACGGCTTCACCGAGAAGACCGAAGTGCCCACGATCGACTTCAAATTCCCGATGTCGTCCGGCCTCTCGGTCGCGACGCTGATGGCGGTCACCGACGCGACCACCACGTTCGAATGCGACGACGGGACGATCTTCACGCTGGCCGGCTCATGGGTGGCGAGCTGCACCGACCTCACCGTGGGATCGGACGCGGCGCTTTCCGGCCAGATCATGGCCGTTTCCTGCACGCAAAGCTGAGGACGACAGATGGACAATCCGGATGGAGCGGACGCTCCGGAACAGCAGTCCCGCGCCAGGACCAACGCCGACGGAAGCGTGACCTGGCCGCTCTTCTATCCGATCGACTCCGAGAATTCGACGCTGAGCGAAATCACGCTGCGCCGGGTCAAGGGCGCTGATCTCCAGGCGGCCGAGACGATCACCGGGAATGTCTCGCGGCAATACAAGCTGATCTCACTGCTGGCGAACATTCCTCAGGCATCGATCCGCAAGCTCGACGCCGCCGATATCGCGGGTCTCGCAGGGGTCCTGGACGGTTTTTTGGGGACACCCCCGGCGACTGGCGGCGCCTCGTCCTGATCCTCGGCGGTTTCGCGCATTTCGGGCTGAACGAGATGCTGGCGCTCGACCTCGACGAATTGCGCCGCTTCGTCGGCGCCGCCGAGGAGCTCGTCGAGGCCGCGAAAGGGAAATAGATCTTGGCCGGCGATCTCAGGCTACAGATGGTTTTGGAAGCCCGGGACAATGCGTCCCGGGTGTTTCAGCAGCTCGACGAACTCGCGGCCAAGAGCGGCAAATCGGCCTCCGGCGCGTTCGAGCGGTTCCAGAATGTGTCCGACCGGGTCAACGGGTCGATCGCCCAGCTCGGCATCGGCGTCGCCGGCGCGTTCGAGCTGAAGAACCTCGCCGAGGCCTCCGACGCGTTCGAGCGCATGCGCATCATCTCCGGCAAATCGCGGGAGGAGATCGAGAAGTACAAGGACACGATCTTCGAGACGGCGATCGCCTGGCGCGTGTCGTCGGACGAGCTGGAAAACGCCATGAGAGGCGTCAAGAACACCGGCGGCTCGATGGAATTCTTCGAGCAAAACGCCAAAGGGATCGCCGCCACGCTCCAGTTGCTGGGGGGTGATAACGGTCAGGCGATTGGCGAGACCTACCAGGGCCTCCACAAGTCTCTGGCCATCCAGTCTGGTAACGAGCTCGATAAGGCAGTCTCAGCGATCGACGCCAAGCTGAAGGGCGTGGGCGGCAGCGCGGCGCTCGAAACCTTTGTGCCGGCGCTGGGACAGTTGGGAACCAGTTACCAGGCGACGACATCCCGCACCGGACTTCCGGCCGCCGAGGATCTGGGAAACGTCGCCGCGCTGATCTACAGCGGCGCGAGGAACAAACGGGAGGCAGTCAGCCAAACCGACACGTTCTTCAATATGTTCCGCGATCCCAACTCGCATCTCGTGCAGAAGCTGATGCAATTGGGCGCGACGCCGGCGCAACGCCCCATGACCGACGTGATCATGGACGTGGGACGCTATTACAACAGAAGCCGCCAGGCGAAAGCGCGGGTCACACAGCTGCTGGGACCGGACTTCATCGATCCGCTGCTCCCTGCATTCAACGAGATGAAGGATCCCAAGAATCACGGGCGTTCACCTACGCTCGATCACATCATGTCACTTCACGCCGATCTCGGCCGGGACCAAAGGAATGCCCGCGACCTCGGCGCGAGTTGGGGCGGCACGCTGAACGCCGTTACCGCGGCCGTCGATAGATTGGGCGACAAGGCCGCGAGCGCCGCGAGTCCGATCCTGAAGCTCGTCGGTGCCAATGCCGACCTGGCCGCCGGCGCGGGCGCGACGCTCGCCGGCATCTACGCGTTCGGCGCCGGCGTCAGACTGCTCGCATGGGGTCTCGGACCGCTCGCCTTCATCTTCTCGGCAGGATCGTGGCTCACCGGCGCCGCGGCGATCAGCGAGTTCGCACCCCTTGCCGGCGAGGGGATGCTCGGCATCGGCGCCGCGCTCGAAGCCTTCCCGATCGCCGCCGCGCTGGCAATCCCTGCGGCGATCGCCGCAATCGGCTACGGCATCTGGAAGATCTACGAGAATCGCGATAAGCCGTGGCTCGAACAGGCCGGCGGAATCTCCGGGCTGCTCGCCGGGAGCGGCTATGGGGGCGCCGCCGCGGCGGCCGGGGCGAAGGGATCGGATCAGGCTGCCGATTCAAATGAGGCGCCGGGAGACACCTCCGTCGAGCACGGCGCTGAGGGCGCGGGAAAAGGCCGGCCGAAGAGGTCGGAACATGCTTCGGCCGAGCCTGGCGCCCTGGGAGACACCCTCGCCGCGCACGCGGCCGACATCGCGAAGATCGCGCGTGCTGCTCAGGCTCCGGCCGCACAGCTATCCCACGAATTCACCTTCAAATTCGAGGGACTGCCCCCGGGGGTAACGCTGCGCCCGGTTCGCAACGGGACCACGGTCGATATAAGCACCGGCCCGGCGATGACGCTCCCGTGAGACGGAATTCTCTAATAATGAAGGGGGTCCGCAGTGCGTCCGTTGTCCTGCTGAAGGACGCAGGTTTGGAGATCTGCCCAGCTTTTCCCAAGATCGCCCTTTTCAAGAAGGCCATGAATACAAGGCCCGAAGGCAGGCGACCGAAGTTCAGCCAGATGCTCCGTCACCTCCACATAGGCGGCCATCTCACCTCGCGCGCATTCGAAGACCGTTGTCATGTCGCCTGGCTTCTGAGGACGTCCGACGGCGGCCATCGTCGCAGCGACGTCATCGGCCCGCGCCGCACACATCTTGTCGCCGCCCCAGTTCGGAACGCCGAATGCCTTTTTGGCGGCCTCAAAATTCGGCCGTCCCTTTTCGTCCCAGATGCAGTGCGCGAGCCCAGCATAGCCGGTACGGCGGAACTTCATCTCAGCCGTGCAATAAGCCAGCAGGTCGTCAGAGACGTCCTCGCCCGTGAGGCTGTTCTTATAAACAGTCTCCGTTTGGTCGCATCCGCTCAGCATGTCGGCATCCAGGGAGACGCCGGGCCACTCGGCGGCGCAAACACCTCTAACATCGACCTTGGGAAGGTCGGCGCCCGTCAGCGGATGCGCGCCTGCGGCGCTCGGCAAAAGCAACAGTGCTATAAAGTAGCCTGCGAACCGCATCGCCCCCTCCGTTTGTATGGCGAGCGATAGATGGGACGCGCGGACAAGCTTCTCAAGGCGTCGTTCCGGGGCGTGGAATTCGCCTATCTCGACGCCAGCTCGGATCACGGGCGGCGCGGCCAACTCCATGAATATCCGGGCTCCGACGATTCCTATTTCGAGGATCTGGGCCTCAAGACGCGGCAATACACGCTCGACGTCTTCGTGCTGGGCGACGACTGGCAGGCCCAGACCAAATCGCTCCTGGCCGCGTTCGAGGCCAGGGGTCCGGGGATCCTGGTGCATCCGGTCGACGGGCGCCTCCAGGTCAACTGCCTCAGCGCCAAACGGTCGGAGACTGTTACGGCGCTGGGCAAGGCGGATTTCACCGTCACCTTCGTGCCGACCGGGAGCGCCTCCGGATCGGGCGCCTCGACCGACACGGGGGGTGCCTCCGACAACGCCGCGGCGAACGCCAGGACCAGAAGCCAGAGCGCCTTCGCCAAGGGATTCGCGCTGCTGGGGCAGCCGCCCTCGGTGCAGTTCGCCTCGCTGGGCGCGCTGGGGCAGGCGCTCGGCACCGTGCAAGACGCGGTCGGGTTCGCCAACGGCGTGATCGCCGGCGCCGCGGGCTGGGTCAATTTCGCCGAGACAGCGGCCGGCACGGTCAAGAACGTGGTCAGCGAGGCGATCGGCGCGCCCGGCGCGCTGGGCGCGCTGGCGCTCTCGGCCGCGACGATCTTCGATCCGCAACGCGCCGTCGCCTTCGTCGCCGACATCACCGCAACAAGGAACGCCGGATCGCTGCTGGCGAATTACCCGGCGCTGCCGGCGCAGTTGGGGGGGCTCGTCGCCGCGATTTCGGGGCTCTACGTGACCGGCAGCGGCGACGGCTTCACCAGCTGGGCCGGCCAGCGGAGCGCCGGCCCGTCGCGCCAGGTGCTCCGCGCGGCCACGACCGACGCCGCCTCGGCGCCGATGGTCATGGTGTCGATCGGCGGCTATTCCGCCGCCACGATGCTCCGGATCTTCCAGGTGTTCACGACGCTCGCCGGCGCGCTTTCACGCCCTGCGCCCGCGCTGCCGGGGGGGGGCCTCGCAAGGGCAGATCCAGACGGCCACGAACATCCAGGCGCTCTACGATCTGCTGCGCCAGGCGGCGCTGATCGAGGGGGTCGGCGCGCTCTCAGCCTATCCGTTCAGTTCGCGCACCGAGGGCCTGGCGCTCCGCGACGTGCTGGGCGACGCGATCGACGCGGAATGCGATATCGCGACGGACGGCCAGGTCGTGCGCGCGATGTGGACGCTCCGGGCCGCGATGGCGGCCGACATCGCTGCGCGCACGGCCGGGCTGCCCGACGCGGTCGAGCTGACGCTGGGCGCCTCGGTGCCGGCGATCGTGCTGGCGCACCGGCTCTACGACGATCCCGGGCGCGCGGCCGATCTGCTCGCCCGCAACGACGTCCGCAATCCGCTGTTCATGCCGGCGGGGCGCCCGATCGAGGTGCTGACCGATGACTGACGTCCAGGTCACCTCGTCCCGCCTCACCGACCCGAAGGTCACGCTGAAGGTGGGCGGCCGGATCCATCGCGGCTGGAAGTCGGCCGAGATCCAGCGCTCGATCGAGACGATCGCCGGCAGCTTCACGCTGCGGCTCTCCGATTACGACCCCGGGCGCCAGGCACTCGTGCAGATCCAGCCGGGATCGCCCTGCGAGGTCGCGGTCGACGGCGAAATCGTCATCACCGGCTTCGTCGACGACGCCGGCGTGGAATTCGATCCGACCACGCACGAGGTCGAGATCGCGGGGCGCGACGCCACCGGCGACCTGGTCGACTGCGCGGCGTTCGTTCCGGGCCGCGGGCCCAGCATCTGGGCCGACGGAAGCTCGCCTCTGGCGATCATCGCCGGCATCTGCAGGCCGTTCAAGATCGCGGTGAAGGCCGACGTCCCGATGCAGGCGACCGGAACCCAGGAGCTGACGCCCGGCGAGACGGCCTTTTGCGTCATCGACCGGCTCGCGCGCGGCGCCGGCGTGCTGCCGGTGTCCGACGGCCAGGGACGATTGCTGTTGACACGGGGCGGTTCCGGAGGCTCGTTCGCACCGATCCGCGAGGGAGAGAATATCGAAAAGGCCAAGGGCGCCTATTCGTTCAAGCAGCGATTCTCCGACTATTACGTGGTAAGCCAATTGGCCGGCGACTATGTCGACGCGACGCCGATCGTCAGCGGCGCGCATGCCACCGACCCGGCGATCACGCGCTTTCGCCCGGTGGTCATCCAGGCCGAAACCCCGGCGCCGGGTGCGGCGTCGCCGCAGCGCCGGGCCGAATGGGAAGCCAGCGTCCGGATCGGCAAGGCGCTTCGCTACACGCTGACCCTGACAGGATGGCGCGACGATTCGGGCGCGCTCTGGCAGCCGAACGGCCTGGTCCCGGTGACCTCCCGGCGGATCGGCGTGGACGAGACGCTGATCATCGCCGCGGTCCGCTGGACGATGGACGAGAACGGCTCCGTGACCGAGCTGACGGTCACGCGGCCGGACGCGTTCAAGCTGATCCCGCTCGGCCTGATCGGGTTCTTCGACGCCGATTACAGCACGCCCGGACCGACCGGAGGTGTCCAGTGATCGACACGATGCGCGGGCTGCTGAAGCCGCTCTGGGACCGCATGCACATGGCCGTGCAGCTCGGGCGCCTGGCGATGAGCGATGACGCGGCGGCGCTCCAGTTGGTGCAGATCACGACGGCGTTCGGCGACACCAAGGACGGGGTGCCGCGCTATCAGAATTACGGTCATACCAGCGTCGCGCCGGCAGGCTCGCAGGCCGTGCTGATCGCGATCGGCGGCCTTCGCCAGAACGGCCTGGTCATCGTCCTCGACGGCGCCGGAACCCGGCCGACCGGGTTGCAGGAGGGCGAGTCGGCGCTCTACGACGATCAGGGCCAGACCATCAAGATCGGCCGCGACGGGATCGTGATCGACGGCGCCGGCAAGAAGATCACGGTGCAGAACGTGCCCGAGATCAACGGCATTCCCCAGCTCGTCGGCGATCTGACGATCACCGGAAACCTCACGGTTTCCGGAACGATCACCGATGTGGACGGCACGGTGGGAATAACGTCGTGACCGATATCGCCACGATCTACGACCCGGTTTCCAGGACGTTCGACTGGGCGCTGGACGGCTCGTCGCTGCTGATGGATGACGGGCTGGAGACCGCGATCATCCTCTCGTTCTTCTGCGACCGGCGCGCCGACGACGGCGACACGCTGCCGGGCGATGCGGTGGGTCCGTTCGGGGGCGCCCGCGAGGGGTCCGGCGACCGGCGCGGCTGGTGGGGCGACTTCATGACCGACCAGGCGCTCTCCGTGGCGCCCGGGCAGCCGTATCCGGTCCCGGCCGATCGCTGGGGCTCGCGGTTCTGGCTGCTGGCGCGGCGCAAGATGACCTCCGATCTGCCGGGCGACGTCGAGGCCTACGCCGTCGAGGCGCTGCGATGGATGGTCGACCGGGGGATCGCCGGCGCGATCACGGCGTCGGCGGTCGCGTCCGACGGCCAGACGATCCGGCTCTCCGGCGAGGTGACGCTCGCCTCCGGCAAGGGCGTCCCGTTCCGCTTCGCGGTGCCTGTGGGAGAGAACTGATGCCATATGATCGCCCGAGTTTCCCGCAGCTCGTCGCCCAGAAGAAGGCCGATCTGGCCTCGCGCGTGCCGGGCGCCGATCCCTACCTGCCGCGCTCCAACCTGGCGGCGCTGGCGTCGGTGGCCGGCGCCGGCGAGGACGGGCTCTACGACCATCAGGCCTGGATGGCGCTCCAGATGTTCGAGCAGACCGCCGAGGCCGAATTCCTCGAGCTGCGCGGCGATCTCTTCGGCATCTACCGCAAGCTGCCGGCGGCGTCGGCGGGCTCGGTGCTCGGCGCCGGCGCCAACGGCACGGAGCTGCCGATGGGGACCCAGCTCCGGCGTTCGGACGGCGCGCTCTTCGTGACCACCTCGGACGCAACCGTCGCCGATCTGGCCGTGACCGCGCCGGTCGCCGCCTCGGTCGCCGGGAGGGCCGGCGATACCGATGCCGGCGCCACTCTGACGCTGGTGAGCCCGATCACCGGCATCGGCTCGACCTTCACAGTGGTTGGCGCCGGTGACGGCAGCGGGCTCTCCGGGGGCACCGACCTGGAGACCGACGACGAGCTCCGGGCGCGCATCATCGAGCGGCGGCGCAAGCCGCCGCAAGGTGCCGCGACGCCGGATTACGAGAGCGCGCCGCAACGGTGCCGGGCGTCGATATCGGCAATATCTGGGTCTACAAGCGCTGGATGGGCGCCGGCACCGTCGGCCTGACCTTCGTCATGTCGGACCGCTCGATCCCGACCGATGACGAGGTCGCGGCGGTGCAGACGGCGCTCGACGATCCGGACTGGGCCTATGTGATCGGCACCGCGATCGCGTTCAAGCCGAGCGTGGACGCATGCAACGTGACGCTGCATCTCGTCCCCGACACGGCCGATCTCCGGACCGCGGTCGAGGCCGCGCTGGCCACGCTGTTCGCCACGCAAGGAGCACCCGGCGGCGCGCCGCTCGACGGCGGGACGACCGGCGGCACGATCCAGATCGGCCATATCTGGGACGCCGTCAACGAGGCCGTGGGCACCGGCGAGGCCGAGGTCACCGCGCCTGTGGCCGATTTCACGGCCGCGCGCGGCCATCTGCCGGTGCTGGGCACCGTGACCTTCGTATGAGCGCCGGAGCCGCCGACTACCAGCAGGCGCTGCTGCTGACCGCGCCTCCGGGGAAGGCCTATTCGACCAACCCGCTCTCGGTCTGGGGCCGCATAGTCGGCGCCCACGCGGACGGTTTCGCGCGGATCGATGCCGCCTGCGACGCGCTCTTGGCCGAGGCCGACCCACGCCAGGCCGCCCAGATGCTGCCCGAATGGCAGTATCTGACCGGCGTCCCGGAGCCAGGCACCGGAAGCGGCCTCACGACCGCTCAACTCCGCGCGCAAGTGGTCGCCAAGGTGATCGCGATCGGCGGCCAGACTGTGCCGTATTTCACCGCGATCGCGGCGGCTCTCGGGTTCACGATCACGATTTCGACCTACCGCGTCGCCCGGATCGGCGCCCATATCGGCGATCTGATGTACGGCGTCGACTGGGCCTATGCGTGGCTGGTGACGGTGACCGCGGCGCCCACGGGATTCACCGTGCCGCCGGGTCCCGCGCCGCGCGGCGCCTCGGCCGCGCCGGCGAACGTGCTTGAGGTGTTTTTTCACGAATACGAACCCGCGATCGGCGCGCTGCTCTTCGATTATGGAGATCTCTGATGCATCGGATCGACGCCGAGGGCGCCGTCGTCACCGAGCCGACTTTCGCCGCCGCGGGCGAAATCGTCGGCTTCTGGAGCGACGGCGATGTCGAGGAGGGCCAGCCGCCCACGGTACTGGATCAGGACTGGCACAACGCCATCCAGGAAGAGATCGTGGCCCCGATCCTGGCGGCCGGCCTGACGCTGACCAAGGGCACCAACACCCAGCTGCTGGCGGCGATCAAGATCCTGGCTTCGGCGAAGATCACCGGGACCGGCCCGTGGGTCATCACCTTTCCGGACAGCAGCCTCGTGATCCAATTGGGCCACGGCTTCGAGGCGACCTACAGCGCCGGCGTGGTGTTCTTCCCGGCAGAGTTCACGACGTTCCTGACGGCGTGGGCGTTCAACATGTCGGTCGGCCTCGCGGACGCCGAGAAGAACATCTCTGCCTGCATCTTCGATGGCAGCGTCGATCTGACCGGGTTCACGCCGCAGCCCTCCGTGACGATCACCACCAACCGAGCCCAGATGGCGTGGCTCTGCACCAATTCGTCCGGCGCCACCCATCCCAGCAATTTCGACTGGGTCGCGATCGGGACCGTTTGAATGACCTGCCGTCCGGGGCAGGGCCGGGGTGCTGGAAACACCCCGACCGCGAGGTGTGTCCTCGCACGACGACGGCAGCCGTCCGGAACGGGCGCCGCCAATCGCTCTGCCGTCGCACGCGCGACCGGGAGAGCTTCCACGCAGGCACGAAGATTGTCGACAGAGATCCGGAGTACGTCACCCGCGCCCCCGTGGGTCGGCGGCAAGCGCAATCTCGGCGGCCGCGTCATCGAGCGGCTCTCGGCGATCCCTCATAACCTCTACGCGGAGCCGTTCGTCGGCATGGGCGGGATTTTTCTCAGGCGCCCCTTCAAGGCGCCGGTCGAGATCATCAACGACTACGGGAGGGACGTGGCGACGCTGTTCCGCGTGTTGCAGCGCCACTATGTGCCGTTTCTCGACATGCTCCGTTACCAGATCGCCAGCAGGGCCGAATTCGATCGGCTTTCGGTAACGGATCCGGACACGCTGACCGATCTGGAACGCTGCGCCCGGTTCCTGTTCCTGCAACGCACCGCGTTCGGCGGCAAGGTCGCGGGCCGCAATTTCGGCGTTTCGACCACGGCGCCGGCACGCTTCGACGTGACCAAGCTGGTGCCGGTCCTGGAGGCGGTGCACGAGCGCCTATCCGGCGTCACGATCGAGTGCCTGCCGTATCTCGATTTCATCGAGCGCTACGACCGTCCCTACACGCTCTTCTATCTCGACCCGCCGTATTTCGGGTCCGAGGGAGACTATGGCGCGGGGCTGTTCGAACGGGCGGATTTCGAGCGAATCGCGACGCGTTTGGCGAGCCTGCGGGGGCACTTCCTGCTATCGATCAACGACCGCCCGGAAGTGCGCGAGATCTTCGCCGCGTTCGACATCGAGAGCCTGGAAACGACCTACACGATCGCCGGCCGAGGCACCTCGAAACGCGTCTCGGAACTGCTCATAAAAAAATTTCGTGAGGCTCGCGCCGGCCGCCGGGAAATTGAAATTTCGCGTCCAGAGGGTGCCAAATCTCCGGTTCATGGGTGCCAAATCGCGCGGCGCGCTATACTTTCACGGCAGCGATATCTGTGCCGGCAAAGCCCGGGCCGGTTACTCGCGATGTCCGCCACGTCTTTGGAAAGGATGGTGGGCGTTGTAGGGCTCGAACCTACGACCCGCTGATTAAGAGTCAGCTGCTCTACCAACTGAGCTAAACGCCCGTCCTGGGAAGGGCCGCTCGTGTATCAGACGGTCGGCGGAATGTCGAGACCATCCGGGAATGGTCACACGGCGCTGCGTTCGGGTTAACGCGGATTTTGGCTTGATGTTGCGGGTATGGTTCCATGTGGCTTTGATTCGCGGGAGCCCCGGATGACCCGGACTGCCGAACCGGTTTTCGCACCGGCCCGATTGGCGCTGCCTTTGCAGCATTTTGCGCGGATCGGCGACGATCGAGAAACCTGACGGGTGGCATACCCGCTCAAGGAGGTGCTGCTGCTGGTGACCTGCGCCACGATCGCCGGCTGCGACGACTTCGAGGCGATCGTCTCGTGGGGCGAGCACATTGGCCTCGCTGAAATAGCCATTGTCGGCCAGCAGCGTATCGACATCGCCAAGCTCTTCCGGCAACCCGCCCAGTTGATCGAGGATCGGCTCCACTTGCTGCTTGTCGTTGGGCGCCTGGACGACATCGGCGGCCACCACCGGAAGACTGCCCGCCGCCACGGCAGCCTGCGCGTTGTAACACTGCTCGAACCCGCCATCCGCCACCGGTATGATCCGCGAGTCCTCGTCCGTGAGGTTGACCTGATCGGTCGGGCGCGGCCCCTCGGCCAGCGGCGCCGGCGGCCTGCCGCCAGGCTTCCTGCCGGTGGCTTTTGTCCTCGCCTCCCGCGCGGCCAGCTTCTCCTCATGGTCGGCCAGGCCGCGCCCGTGGCGCTCCCTGGCGCGCGCCTCGATCACCGCGTTGGCCCTCGCGATCTCCGCCAGACGCGTCTCGCGCCGCGCCAGTTCCTCCGGGATCGACATCCCATCCGGAACGTCCGCCTGGTCCGCCGCCTCGGCTTTCGCCAGAAGATCGGCCACCTCCGCCTTCAGTTGCGCCTCGATCCTGCCCGCGCGCTCATAGGACAGCGCGCTGTGACGGCTGGCATTCGCCTGGATCTTGGTCCCGTCGAGCGCCACCGTGCCCAGCCGCAGAACGCCCATCTCCCGCGCCAGAACCAGACCCTCGACGAAAAGCCGCGCGATCTCGCCCGGAAACCGCCGCCGAAACGCGGCGATCGTGTCGTGATCGGGATGGTCTGGCGCGCGACAATCAAGGTGAGAGGGCCCGACAATCAGGATGAGAGAGTTTTCCGGGGCTTGAGCTGAAGGGAGGGCGGAGCCCGACCGGAGGCGCGAGCCCCGGAAAATTCGGCCTGACATCCCCCTCGGGAGAACGGGCCGGCTGGTGATCGCTGCCGGCCGGGTGCGTGGATGGATCTCCTCATTGAAGGGGATCCGCCCGTTGCCCGGCCGCCATGCCACCGATCACCAGATGAGGTTATATATGAGTTTCCGACAGACAGACGCGCCGCCGGTCGCGGCGGCGCAGGCGTCGAGCGGGCGATCCCGCGAGGCTGTGGGCGCAGGACGCGGTAGCCGGCCGCGTCAAACGGTGGGGCTGGCGCATATTCTAGCAAAAGTTGCACGGACTGGGCCGCGTCCGTTCCCCAGAGCTCGGCGATCAGGAGCAGCGCGAAATCCACGCCAGCTGTGACGCCCCCACCGGTGATGATGTTGCCGTCCCGTACGACACGACCATCGTCAGGGGTTGCGCCGAAGGCTGTCAGCATGTCGCGCCAAGCCCAATGACAAGCAGCCCGGCGGCCATGCAACAGGCCCGCCGCCCCAAGGATAAGAGAGCCCGTGCAAACCGAGGTGACATAACGCGCCTTGTCGGCGATGCGGCGGATCGCAGAAAGAAAGCGCTCATTCTCGATGGCGGGGATACACCCCAAGCCGCCTGGAATGCACAGCACGTCCCCGCCGCCCATCACGTTGACGGCGGAGCTTGGCTCACAGCAAATCCGGCTGCGGAGCGCGTATGGAGCATAACTTATGGCAATCCTTGCTGTGCGGCTGAACAAACGCGCTCGTTTGCCCGTCGATTGCCAGCCGTGATTGACATGCTGTGCAGCGCCTACGAGCAGAAGTACGCCTCGCGGTCCAAGTCAGCCAGCAGGCCTGGACGGGTCGGTCGCCATCCTAGCCGTTCCTGGGTGTGCTCGCTGGAGGCCGGGTTGTCGTAGGCCGCGAAGGGTGCGAGCCAGCTGAAACGCCGGGCCGC